ACACGGCTAGAGGAGGCTGACCAAGCTGCCAAGCTAGACCGTGACCTCAAAACAGCCGAGGCCCTAGACCAGTTGAACGCACGTACCGCACGTCGTATGATTCGTGGCAACATGGGTGGCCTCACGGCGTCCGTGATTGAGGGTATCTCCGGTGTTCTCAACACTTTCTCCACTTTGCCGTTCGACCAGCGCGGCACCGCTGCTGCACAGGGGCAGTTCGACCAGCTTAGGGACGCACTTGTCCTTGAGCGTAGCAACTTTGTGTCTGAGTTTTACAACGATTACTTTGTCAACTCGGACATGACAATGGAGCAGCTTGAGGCCGAGCTTAAGCCGGTCTTGGATATCTACGACTACGCTGCATCAAACGTCTCCGACGAGAAACTGATGGAGAAAGTCAATCAGTTGAACACCGTGGCCAAGTCTAGCTTCTTCCTTTCGTACCCGGATTTGGCACGGCTAAATTATATGGCCGACATCCTCAACAGCCCGACAGTTGCATCCGCTATCCAGACTAACCGTGAGCTACAGGGTGCAATCGCTGAGTCTCTAGGCAACATTTTGAATCAGTCTATGGGCGGCAAGGCCCCAACCGGTGCGTTCCAGTTCCCGGCTGCTGATAACAACGGGGTAGTCAACCCTGCTGCTGCGCGTGCCACCTTGCCCGGTGTCCAAGACTTCGAGACTCCCGAGGAAGCTGGGGCTTTTTTCGATAGCCACATTGCTGTAGTTGCATCGGTGCTTGACAGAGCTTACCAAGCCGAGGAACCGAACGAACGCAACATCATGTTGATTCAGACAGCGGCCCAGCTTACCGCGTTTGCCAACACGTACCTAGAAGCAGACGCCGCTGGTCGTGGCTTGATGCCACGTGACGTGGTGGGTGGTTACCTTGCTCTTCTCTCAGACCCAACCATCTTACCTGTGTGGGCCGGGGATAAGAACAAGCCCATTGAAGGGGTGAACCGCCAGCGTATCGCTGAGTCCGTCAAGCTTATGGTTAACACGGAGCAATACGGGGACATCGCTGAGTTGACACAGCTTGCGCGTGAAGCCCTTACCTCCACCCACACCTCAATCTTAGGCACGGTAACCCAAGGCATAGACTTGGTCACGCCCGTGTGGGACACGGAGCGCAACCGTCCGTACTACGAGTTGAACGAGCAAGCGTGGGACGAGCTTGGGACGTACGGCAACACCGCTACGTCGTCTAGGTACAAGGACAAGAAGGAAATCAAAGACCTTATCAACAGGCTCAACAACCATCCGGCTATGAACAGGTATGCCATGACCATCATGGCGTCCGCCCACCTCAATGGGCACACCGGATACGCCCAAGAGTTTGACGAAACCATGTTGTACGGTGTGTTGGGTATCAACCCGGAGAGGTAGCCTTGGACGCACGAGGACTCAGATACGTAGGTAAAGGGGCTAAGGCGGCACGGAACGTGCCTACGCCACGCGCACCAGCACGTGTGCGCCCCGAGGATATGGTAGGCCCGAACGCCACGGGTACGCTCGGTGCGTTCGACTACCGCCAAGTGTCCAACGCGGCCCAGTCCTCCCGTGGACTGGACGGACGCACGGTACTTGGGGCCTTGGACGTGGACGAGTTCCGTCGTGCTCGGTACGGAGACAAGAAGCCCGCCGATGTGTGGAACGATGAGGCCATGGAGGAGTTCAGGGCACGGGCCGAGGCTGGCTTGAACGGCCTCGACGTAGTTCCTGAGAACTTACCTAGGCTCAAGGCTACGGTTGACCCGGATACCGGTAACATTCGTCTCAACCTTACAGGGGACTGGGACGAGACGTGGGAAACAGCGGCCCACTTTGCCGATGCGCAACCAGACTCGGGACGGCGAGTGCCGTTCGAGTTGGAGTTCGACACCCCGCTACGTGGGACGGTTACCAACCGCCCGCTTTCTGGGTTCGTTGAGATTGTGGACGATGACCACGGTGGCGTACTAAGCACGCTACCTTTGAGTGAGTTAGACTTGCCCGGTATCTCGGACATCCGTTCGTTTGTGGACGTGGACTTGGAAGCTCAGACGTACTTCAACAAGGCGGCTGACCCTGAGTTCGCCATGGATACCAAGCGTGCCCGTAAGATGCAACCGCGTACGGACGCGCAAGCACGGGCCATGGTTCGAGCCATGTACAACTCGGACGCAGCAGTTATGCTCGGGGTAAAAGGCGGCGACCACGCCGCTGTAGTTGGCGCATTCGACATGGTGCGCAACGAGATAGCACGTAGTACTGGGCGTATGTCACGCAACGTGCCTCCCTCGGAGGTACTTTCCCGTCCGCACTTTGATGACCTACGTAAAGAAGCCGCTGAGATTATTGAGACGCAACGTGAGCTTGACGACTGGATGGCCATAGGCCACAAGGACGCGGACGGCAACCTACGTGGTGGGTTGTTCCGTCACATGGAGCAACGTGACCCGGAGCGGTATGCTGCCATGAAGCGGTACGTACAGGGTACCCCGTGGACTAGGCGCAACGTGTACGGTGACGACGTGGAGTTCCCGGACGACCCCGTCATGTTCTACCATTTCACCCGTGACTTCAAGTGGAATGATGGTCGCCAGTATCTCCAAGAGGGAGAGCACGCCCAAGAGATGGGCCGTCACCTAGGCTCGGCTGAGGCAGCCAACACGTTCTACGGGTACACCCCGGTAGGCCCGTGGCCGGGGGACAAACGGTCTATGCGCAAGGGTAGCAACACGCGCACAGCTAACTTTGAGGAGAAGGCTGAGGAAGTTCGCAAACGAGTGGATAAAATTGAAGCAGACCTCATGTTCCTTGGTGTTGACGAGGCCACCGTTAAGAGTGCTAAGGCGCGTATCTTCCAAGCCATGGAGGAACGCTGGTCGTCCGTGCCAGAGAAGGGTGTCCTAGGTCGGGCTTCTATGCTGCAATCCGAAATGGATGTTGTCAACAACACGGTAGCGGATGTGCGGGAGATGTTGCGGTCGCGTGGAGTGGATGTCGGTGCGCTGGACAGGGCACTAGCCGGGAACATACACGGGGCAATCTCTACAGGTGCCCAGATAACCGGGGGCATGATGACGCCGCACGTGGTAGGTGCCAAGCGCCCGTTCCGTATGTGGGATTACGGTGAGTTCTCACCGAACAACGTGCTTAGGGCCGTGCAAGAGGCACACTTTGCGGACTTGGACGCCTCCCTAAAGGTGCAAATCCAAGACGTGTTGACTGGTAGGATTAACACAACTGCGGCGGACGAGACTAAGTTTGCCCAGTTCATACTCGACAGGTTGGGGTACGACTCAATCATCTACAACAACACACACGAGGCGGGGCCAGTCCCATCTATCATCGTGTGGAAACCCGAGTTGATTAAACCGGTAACCGAATCTCGTGGGTTCGACAAGAGCGACCCGCGTAGGGCTGCGGCTGTTTTGCCGTGGTGGGCTGGAATGTTTGGAGAAGACGAGGACAAAGGGAGAGAGTGATGGATTTTTCAGCTTACGAGGCATGGGCCGTGGCTATCGGGTTGGTCGGTATCGGTCTGAGTATCGTGGGATGGGGGTTGTCGGCATGGTCTAAACGGCTAGAGCAACTAGGCAACGCCGTAGACATGAGGCTTCGTGCCATGGAGGACGCATCAGAGCGTCGATGGAACGAGGTGGCTAACAAGATGGACAAGCACGATGCACGTATTCACGACCTTCATATCCAAGTTGAGAGGCGTGTCACTTCTCTTGAAACCCGCGTCACGTCTATCCTTGAGCGAGAGGCGTGGCGCGCAAACGTTGACTAGTTCCCAAGAACTAGGGGAGAGTACCTTGACGTTAGGTGAAAAGCAACGGGAGTTCTCGAAGCACGTGGCTCGCCTTATCCTTAAGGCGTACGAGCTAGGGTACGAGATTACCTTGGGGGAGGCGTGGCGGTCGCCAGAAGAGGCGACACGGCGGGGATTTCCTAACTCTCTTCACCGGGACAGGCTTGCCATAGACCTCAATCTGTTTAAGGACGGGGTGTACCTCACAAGTACTGAAGACCACCGGGAGCTAGGCGAGTGGTGGGAGAGCCAACACGAGTTGGCGTGCTGGGGTGGCAGGTTCAACGACGGTAACCACTACTCGTTCACGCACAACGGAAGGAAGTAAGCTATGGCTGACCCAATTATGGTGGGAGGTATCCTAAAGGTAGCGGGTACTCTCATCGACCGTCTCTTTCCCGACAAGCACGCTCGGGATGAGGCCAAGTTAAAGCTACTTGAGATGGAGTTGAGTGGGGAGTTAGCCAAGCTGGCTGTAGAGGAACGCTTGGCAACCGGCCAGATGGAAGTGAACGCGGCTGAGGCCGCGCACCGGTCGGTGTTCGTAGCTGGGTGGCGACCCAGCGTAGGGTGGGTGTGTTCCGTATCGGTAGCGTACCAGTTCGTGTTGCACCCGTTCCTTGCGTGGTACGCCCTCAACCAAGGCATCGCCGTTCCCCCGGACATAGATACCGGGGCGTTGATGACCTTGCTCATGGGTATGCTTGGGCTGGGTGCCTACCGTACGTTTGAGAAGGTAAAGGGGGTGGCCAAGTGACGGCCAAGATTGTGGGGATAGAGGGGAAAAGAAAAGAAAAGGAGCCGAGGTGCCCGTTCTGTGGTTCGCAGACGGTGCACCCCGACTTCTCGTGTCCTAGGATTTCTGCCGTTGACTTTGGCGAGGACTGGGAACCCGTGCGGATTGAGTTCCACGACTACGTCTTCGACCTAGGTTCTCAATCCATTGAGCCAGAACCAGAAACGGAAGAGTCGCAAACATAAGCATGATGGCCAGCCCGAAGAAGATGTACGGGATAGCGGCAGCAAACAAGAACCACTCAAGAATCAACGGCGTCTCCTCCAGCAATTGTAGATAGTCTCAATACCTAGGAACATGGCCACTACACCAAGGGCCACGAAGCACGTAAGCAACAACAAATAGTACTCACCCACCTTCACACTCCTTAATCAACATATCCAAATAGTGGCGGGCTTTCTCCAAGTCGGAGAGTCCGCCTTTTTGTTGGTACCGAGACACGTACTTGATAACGTTACCCTCGTACCAACCCAGTCCGTTCTCTCGTATGTACCAGCTAGGCTGGATGGCGAAGTCCTTGTAGTGGTCGCCACCAACTTGATGGGTGAACGGGTCATCGGGCAACCTGAATCCTCCGGGGTCTCGCTTAGGGTGGGAGTACTCAGCCCAATCTTTTGTGTCTAGTATCGGCATCTCACTTACTCCTCCAGTACGGGCCTGATGTTACCTTGGGTTCGGGTATCCCGTACTTGTCCAAGGTTTTGTACGGTGTCTCTCCTCCAATCTTTGGGACTGGGAACTTTCGTTCGGTCTCAAGTGAGTGGCAAGCTGGGCAATGCGGTGTTGCCTCAGAGTTTGGAATCTCAAAAGCCTCAAAGATGTTCGAGCACACGAGGCACTCATAGTCAAACAGCCGAGCCACGGTTGAACTCCTCCTCATCTAGTCCCATCCACCACTCCGCTTTGGTGACGTGCCACCCTACCACTTGCTCCTTGGCCTCAAGGTAGGTGAGCACACCGTCCGGTTCAAGCGTGATGGTGGGCCAGTTATTCGTGTCCCATCGAACCATGTATCGCTTGCCCATCACAGTTCACACGCTCCGCCAGAGCAAGCAAGTTCCTGAGAACTAGTTGTCGAGTCTTCAGTCTCGTCCACGTTGAGGTTGATTGTTGTGGGGAACCGTGCCTCTAGCTCCTCGTACGCCTCCTTGGTGATAGGCTCGTACGGGGCTTGAGCGTAGATGTGGTCATCGTACGGGAAGAACGACACACCGGACATCTTGTCGAAGTTCTCGTACACCCACGCCCCCCCCTCTAACCACTCGGACTCGCGTACGTACACGGATACGCTGGGCTTGTGCTCACACCACCACGTCTGAAGGTGGTGCCATTGCTCAAGTTGCTCAATAGCTGAGGTATCCGCCACGGTCTTGGCTCCATCGGGGGCCTTCATGGGGAACTCAAACACCCACGCTGACGGGTTGTGCACGTCCGTCTCGTGCGGCACACCCGCATCAATGAGGGCTTGGCACAACGGGTCGTGCTTGTCCCCACGCACACGCCTGATGTAGTACTCAGCGTACCGGGGGTGCATACCCGAGGCCGAGTCTACCAACTGAGACACGGTACCACTAGGCTTGACGCACGTAATGGCCGTGGACTGTGGGATACCCAGTATCTTGGCGAACTCCTTGTTGGTGTCGATAGCCACTTGCTTCATCGACATGAGGTTGGCCTCGTAGATAAAGTCTGGGTGGTCTAGGATACCAGTCAAGGACACGCCCAGCAACCGCTCCTCCTCGGTGTTCTTCTTCCATTGGGAGCTTAGGTACCGGAAGTCCGTGAGCGTGGCTTGTAGCGTCCCTAAGATGGTGGCCAGCCGCACCCGTCGAGCTACCTCGTCGTACGATGAGTCCGGTCTCACAACCACTTCGGTGAGGTTGCAGAATTGCTTAGACCGGAGCACAATTTCGGAACAAGGATTGGTACCGAACTCCCATGCGGGGTCTCTACGACTAGGCACCATGCTTGACGCTGCGTACCGTGCGAAGATACCACGTTCGCCTGACTTGGATTCATACAAGGACTGCCACTCCCGCATGAATACGCCCATGTCCGGGCGCTCCGTGTAGGCGACGGAGTTGTTGGCAAGGGCACGGTGTGGGTGTGCGTGGTACCACTCACCGGACTTGGCCTTTCGCATCCGTTCGTCCGTGAGATTACTAAGAGAGATAAGAGCAGAACGGCGTACACCGCCGCACACAACAGCACTCGCAACTTTACAGACGACATCGTGGACTTCTATGGAGTTGAGTCGTCGGCCTGCGGCTCCGCGGAAGACTCGCACCACGTACTTGAAAAGGTCGTCAAGCGGTTCTGGGCCAGACGCCCGACCTCCAAAAGTTTTGAGTCGGCTACCAGCAGGTCGCACTCTAGACAAGTCCCATCGGGGGATGTTTCCCTGATAGAGCAACGCCACAAGTTGGCGGAGTCCTGAGGCCCACCCGATTTTTGAATCTCGAACGTGAATGACGGTGTCACACTCATTGAACTCCTCCGCTACCTCGGGCAATTTGGCAATGTACTGGCGTTCAACTGAGAACCCAACCCCCGTACCGCACAGCAAGACGTACATAATCTCATCGAACACACGGGGGTGGTCAACCGCCACGTACGAGCAGTTGTACCCGGCCACGTTGTCCCGCTCAAGGGCCGGGCCAGCGGTCATAAGGCACCGCATAGATGGCATCACCTCAAGGTTGAGGATAGCCTCCCTAAGCTCCGCCCAAGGGATGGACTTAGTTCTCGGGAACTTGGACTTGAAGAACGAGATGTACCGGTCAACGGTTTCATCCCAGTTCTCACGTCGCCCAAGCTCATCCACGTACCTAGAGTATCTAGATTTGTGGATGTATTCTTGATAGATAGTAGGTAGCTTCATCAAAAGTATTCCACGTCCTTTTCAGCGGCCTTCTTGGCATCCTTGGCCGCCTTCTTGATAGCCGCCTCCTCTTCCACGTTGTTCGACGCATCCTGAAGGTGAGCCTCCAGCACGTGGAGACAATCGAACACGAGGTCAAGCTTGCGCTGGGCTGCTTTGATTGACTTGTTGTTGCCGCGCTCGTGGTCGAAGCTGATGGTTACGGTGTGGCAACCATCAAACACGGTGAGGCCGAGGTCTACGAACGGGGGTAAATCTCCGTCCACCTCTTTGGCAAGGTACGGCTCGAATGACTCGGCCTTGGCCACCACGAACTCGTGGGATTCCTTGTCCAGCCATACGCGCTTGTTGTCAAGTACTTTATAGGTCATCGGTGTTCTCCGTATCATCTTCCTGTCGTGAGTGATTTTCCCAATCAAGTTCTTCATTGAGCCAAAGCTCCAGTTCCTCGTCCAAGTCCGGCTCCTTTGTTCGTACGCTGTGGGCGTGAGCCTTCCGCATCAACGGGTCACGGAATACCCACGTCCGTATCTTCGTCCGGCTCACCAAAGTTGTCCTCCAAGTAGCGGGCCAAGTGGTACGGGAACGCATCCAGTAACTCAGCCGTGGTTATCTCAAGTGCCCCGACCACCTCGTCGGGGTCTTGCTCTATCAACCAGAGTATACCTCTTTCTTTATCGGGTGTCAAGGGCCACCTCCGTTATGCGCCGATGCCAGTAAGCACGTTAGTGTTCTTGGGAACTAAGGTGTACCGGCCACGCAATGGGGTGCCACAACTGTTGCACCGATAACGCTGGTACTTCTGGGTGGTGTTGACTTGGACACCCTTGCGTACCACGTCGTCCGACCCGCAGTTGGTACACGTGGGCCGCTCAACCTCACCCTCTTGGTACAGGGCAGCGTTGGGGTGACGGTCAATCCACGGGAGCATACGGTCGTATACCTCAGCAAGAGTGCGCAC